CTAAGCCGATTTTTTGCCGGGTTTCGACGGCCCGCTGACGGTCTTCGGCGCCTTGTCGCGCAGGTAGATTCGCGTCGTGTGGGCGTCGGTGTGGCCCAGCAGCTCGGTGGCATTCTTGCCCTCGCGGTCAGCTTCGGTGCCCGACATCGCCCGCAGGTCGTGCAGCGTCACGTCATCGATGCCGGCGGCGCGTGTCGCATCCTTGAAGTGGCGCCAGACATTCTGTCTCTCTCGCTTTGTTCCGGCGCGCCCGGACAGCAGGTACCGGGCCGATTTGATGCTGTATTTCAGCCTGCGAGCCCGTTCCACCACGGCGCGTAGCTCGGGCGTCCAGGCCACCACCAGCTTCTTTCCGGTCTTCTCCTGCTCGAAGAAGATGCCGTCGTCCTGCAGGTGGCCGTATTCGATCTTGAGGACGTCGCCGATCCGCTGGCCAGTCAGGTAGCAGATGTCCATGATGACCTGGATCCAGTCCGGCGCCTTGGCATAGATGGCCTGGTACTCGCGCCACGTGATCAGCCGATCGCGCTGGCCGGCCGGCAGCCGCTTGACCGACAGGGTGGGGTTGGCGAGCACGATTTCCCGATCCATCGCCCATTGGAAAATCAGCTTCAGCGTGGTCAGCAGATGGTTGCCGGTGGCCGCGCGTTCGCGCCACATGTCCTGCATCTGCACGATGGCGCCGTGCGTGACCTGCTCCGGCCGAAACTCGGCGAAGGTCTCCTTCAGAATGCCGGCGCAGCGCCGGTAGATTCGAGCGGTTGAAGCCGATACGTCCCGTGTGATGTTGGGCAGGGCCTTGTCGACCAGGGCAGGGAAGCCGTTCTCGGGCACGGCCACGATGCCTGCGTATTCCAGCAGGGCGGTGTGCAGGTCGTCGCCGAGGCGCGTCCACTTGCCCTTGTGGACGTAGTAGAACGCGCCGTGGCGCTGGTACACGCACGCCGGCAGGTGTCTATCCTTTTTGCGTGGCCGCATGTCCAGATCCTCTTAGTGTGGCGGGCACGCGCAGCTGTGGCGCCGGCGTACCGCGGCTGGCCACCTTCACGCCCAGCATCGCCTCCACAACGGCCACGGCCACCAGGGGGCTACCGTCTGTGCTGCGGGCCATGTGGGGTATGCCCATCTCGCGCAGCGCCCGCAGTTGCGCCTTGTATTTCGTCTTGCCGGTGATCTGCTCGACGTCTTCCGGGGTGCATATCAGCATACTGCCTCCTGTGAGCGCCCTTTGATCTGCTTGCCGCAACCTCGCGCCAGCTCTAGCTGTCGCTGATCTGTCATATGGTTTTCCACGCGGTTATCCACGGCTACTGTGGGTAAGTTCATGGTGCCAGCCCTCCGCGCACAGCGATAGCCTCGGCCACTGGCCGGACCCAGATCGGGGTGCTGGACAGTTGAAAGGTCTCGCCGCTCCTGGCCAGCAGGATGGTGCGGCCGATTTCGTTGCCGATGGCCTGGGCGGCCCGGCGCGGCACGGCGTTGCCGATGTGCTCGCGGTGGACCTGGTCGGAGCTGCCGTGCATCAGGAACGGCGCCTGGCCGGCCTCGGCGTAGTCGTCGGGGTCGTAGATGCTCTGCAGGGCGGCCAGCTCAAGCGTGGTGAACGGCCGGTGCCATGTGCCGTCCAGCGACGTGATGCGGCACACCAGGCGGTCATCTGGCGTCGGCATGGGCCTGGGGTCGGCGACGGACCAGCGGCCGTTGTCGTGGCACGCCGAGCCGGACACGGCGCCGCTGGACTGATCGAACGCCACCACACCGTAATGGCCGCCGGTCAGGTAGTTGTCGCCGCGGGCGCGCCGCATGCCGCTGCGCGGATCGGCGACCGCGAAGGCGCCTTGGCCGGTGGTGCTGGCGCCGATGACCGTGCCGGCTGGATCCTGCCAGTCGACGATCCGATATTTCCCCTTGCCGTGGAATCCAGATGTGGCCCTGGGGTCGGCCACGCACTGGCCGCTGCCGTGGGCGCCGGTCACCGCCCGGGCGGCATGCTCCCAGGCCACGATCCGGTATTCGTTGCTGTGCTTCGCCGGGCCCTGATGGCGGGGATCGGCCACGCTGAAGGTCCCTTGGCCGGGAGACTTCACGCCGCTGATCGCGCCGCTGGCGTCTTCCCAGCGCCGGACGCCGTAGGCCTGGCCGTCTTTCCAATGGGCGGACGGATCGAAGCGGGGGTCAGCGATCGAGAAAGCGCCGTTGGTGGGGCTATTGCGGCCGGCGATTGTGCCGGTGTTGTCCGCCCAGCCATGCACTCCGAGGTAACCCGCCCGATATTCCGGCACGATCAGGAAGTCCCGCAGGTGGCCGTCCTCGACAGCCAGCTTGTTCAGGCTGCGCCAGTCGCTGCCCGCCTCGACGAAGGCCAGCCGCACCCAGGTCTTCCAGCTGAGACTGGGGACGCGGTGCATGGGGCCGGCGGCCGGGTCCCCGGGCAGGTGCATGCGGCCCAGGACTTCGCCGACGCCGCGAAGCAGGCGCTTCGGCGGCTCGTAGATGAACGCCGGCACTTTTTCCGCATGGCGGGCGATCAGCAGGAACCGCTTCCGGCTCTGGGCCAGGCCGCCGAGTTCGCCGCAGTCGTGCGTGGTCTCGCGCACAACGTAGCCGTAATGGCGCAACATGCCGGTGATCTGGTCCAGCAGATGCCGGCCACGCGTGGCGATGCGCGGGACGTTCTCGAACAGGATGACAGGCACCGGGTCATCGGCCCAGGCCTCCAGCATCAGCCAGACGCCGCGCAGGGTCAGTTCGTTCAGGGCCTGGTAGCGGCGAGTCTTCGCATGCGCCGCCGGCAGCAGGCCGCTGAATCCCTTGCAGGGCGCGGACAGGAACACGATGTCGGGGCGCAGGTGCTGGGCGGCAATACGGATGTCGTCGGGCCCAGCCTCGACCCAGCCGGCCGGCGGTTCGTGGCCGTGCCAGGCCTCGTACTGCTGCCGACTGAACAGGTCACGCACGGTGCACGGTACGCCGGCCAGCATGCGGAAGTCCTCGGCACCCACCGGATCGACGTCCATGCCGCCCAGGCAGACCATGCGGCCCTGCAGGCCGGGGCTCTCGGGCCGGGCATCATTGAAGCCGGCGGCGCCGGATCCGGAGCCGCAAAATAGGTGGAAGTGCCTGATGTCAGCTAACATTAAATTCGGTTCCCAGAAAAATGGAGAGGGATCATGAAAGATCCGTTTGGGCTGAAAGAAAAATTGGCTGCGCTCGTGGAGGCGCAGGGCCGTCTTCAGGCTCTCCATGAGGAAATGGATGAACTTGAGAAGCGCTTCATGGCCGAAGACGACAAAGCCCCCGATGAAATAAATGCGCTTGGTCCTGAATATGTGGAACTGCAAGGTGAGGTCGAAGAGCTGCGGTCCCAGTACAACGAGGCATTGAGGCAAGCCGGGCTCTGAGCGATGGTTTTCTCGCGGTCGGTGCAAAATTTGCGCATCTCAATCTCCAATAGGGTGGGCAGGCGCAGCGGCGAGTTGGGATAGGGAGACCGTGCCGCCGCGCCCTTTGTGCCCGTTGATCTATGCCGCTGTCGTTTCCGCGACAGCCGTGCTTTCCGCAATCCGTCCGCCTTCGACCCAGTGGCCGGTCACGCACGGGAAACTCCCGAAATTCGGCAGCTTCTTGAAAGTCCCGAACACCAGCGCGGTGTCGATCCGGCCGGCCTCGGCCAGGGCGTCCAGGCCCGCGATGCAGTCGGCGCGGCTCGCAAGGTCCAGGATCCCGAATTCGTCGAGCGCCACCAGCTTGAGGTCCGACAGGTCGGCCAGGGCCAGCGCGATCTGCGCGTCGGCGCGCCAGCGCTCGGAGGCCGACAGCAGGACGTAGGGCCGCCCGCCCACGTAGACGTCGATGTCGCTGTTGACGATCTCGACGCGCGGGAAATTCAGCGTGCGCTGCAGGCCGGCCAGGATCCGGTTCACCGGGCCCAGGCCCTTGAGCAGGATGTCGGCCGGGATGCCATCGGACGACAGCGCGTCGACGGCCGCCTGCCAGTCCTGGGCGTCACGGTGCGCGGCTGCCGCCGCCTTCGTGCGGCCCTGCGCCTGGCCGGCGGCCTGCTGAGCGGCCTGCTGGTTGCGCAGATCGGCGCTGACCTGTGCCAGTTCGGTTTCGGCTGCCAGCAGGAAATCGCGGATGCGGTCCACGTCGGCCTGGCTGCCGCGCTCCACGTTCTGCTGCAGGCGGGCACCGGCGGCCCGGGCGGCCTCGATGTCGCGGCGGTCGTTATCCACGGACCGTTGCATGAGGTCGCGGGCCTTGCGGGCTTCGGGCAGCTTGGCCGCGGCTTCGGGGTCGGCCTGGGCGTCCACGGCGCCGTACTGGGCCTCATAGGCTGGCAACGCTTCGGCATGCTCGTACAAGTTGCCGCCGTAGTTATCGGTCAGGAATTTGACCGCCCGCGCCAGGTCATGCACCAGCCCGATACGTGGCCCGGTGCCTGCCCGCTGCTCGAGCTGCTGGACCTGCTCGGCCCACTGCTGCAGCTCGGCCTCGTCGCGCGCCAGCTTGTCCTGGGCTGCGGCCAGCCTGGCGAACGCCTTTTCGTCGGCCTCGCGGTTTTCCTGGGTACCCAGCCAGGCCTTCAGCTTCTGCTCGGCGGCACCCAGTTCGGTGCGGCCGTTGGCGATGCGGTGGCGCAGATCGTCGGCCTTGGCTTGCAGCTTGCTGATGGCGGCCTCATCGACAGGGGCCCCGGCCGGCGCCGCCCAGCCTTCGGCCTTCACGTGGCCATAAGTCTCGCCGGTCGTCGCCTTCCAGCTGGCCTTGGCGTCGCGGCAGCGCTCTTCCGCGAATTTCGCCGCCGCCTGGAAGCCTGCGCGCAGCATGGGCGTCACCGACTCGATCACGGCGTCCGTCAGGCCGCGCTCGCGCATGGCGGCCACGATGTCGTCCTTGTTGCTGGTGGCGCCGGTCAGCGTAAACAGCAGCTGGCGGCGGTCGTCGGCGCTGGTCTGGGCGAATGCCGCCGGCTCCAGGCAGTAGGGCAGCGCCAAGCGCTGGCGCTCCCAGTCGGCCATCTTCAGGTCATGCACCAGTTCCTGTTTGCCAGCCGGCGCGGTGAATGTGGCCTGGCCGCCGTTGATGTCCAGCACCACGCTGCCGCCCTTGGCGTCGTCGTGGACCAGCATGCCCAAGTCCTTCTTTTTCAGGACCCGCTCGGGCATGCCCAGCAGCGCGGCGCGGATGGCTTCGCGCACACTGGACTTGCCGGCGTGGTTCGCGCCGCAGAAGGCCGTGACCGGCGTAGGCAGGGCGACGTCCACCTGGGCCACGCCCAGGATGTTTTCGATTGCGATGTGGGTGAGTTTCATGCTGCCGCCCTCCCACCGAAGTCCAGTTCGGGCTGCGGCTCGATGAGAATATCGACTTCGTCGGCGACGAACTCCGCCAGTTGCGCAACCTCATCAGCCATGGGCTGGATGCTGATACCGAAGGTCATTTCGACCAAGTGGCCGTCCTTTGGCTTGAGGCTGAACTTGCTGACCTCGACGCTGCCGTATCGGCGGCCCAGGATAGTCAGATCGCAGTTCATGACCGTGGTCGAGAACCCAATTGGCTGCAGGGCGGGATTCTTCACGGCCCCAGCATCGGTATAGAGGGCGAAACGCAGGGCGTCGTCGAAGAAATCGAACATCGCGGCGTTGGTCGTGCATAGGAACTTGACGTCCACAGTGAGGACCTTTTCCTCTTCCGGGCCTTCCTTGCGGCAGTTCAGGTGCCGGATCTCCGCCGGGCCGCTGTAGGTGAACTTGTCCATGGCCATCACTCCATGTCGGCCGCATCAGCGCGGCGGCGGGGTTGGCGGGTGGTGGATGCGGGGGCTGCGGCTGTCTGGCGCTGCTGCGGCTCGTCGGGGAAGGGCAGGCCCGGATCGTTGTCGATCACGCCGTCGAGTTCGTCCAGGCGGCGCTGATAGGCGGCCTGAAGTTCCGCGGCGCGGGCGGGGTCGCAGTCCTGGATGCTGTCGGCGGCCACGCCCAGGACGTCGTGGTCCTTGGCGGCCTTGATGCTGGTCAGGACCTTGTCGGCGTCGAGATATTCGGGGGCGGCCGCCTGCTTGTGCTGGCCGACCGGCGCGGGATCGGCGGTGTCGGCTGACGTGGCGGCCCGTCCGTCGCCGGCGTCGTCTTCGTCGCCGTCGTCCACGGGCGTGATGTAGTCACCCTCGAGCACGTTATCCAGGGCCTGAGACCGGCCGGCCGCATTCAGTTCATCCAGGGCGGCGGCGCTGGCCAACTCGATGGAGACCGGCAGATACTTCACCAGGCGGCGCAGCACGGTCTTGCGGCCCATCTCGGCGTAGTGCTGCCCCCAGACCGTCGAGCGCTTATCCTTGGCGAACTTGTAGTTCTGGCTGTTGTCGCGGATTTCGTTGATCTGCTCGGCGCTCATGACCTCGAAGGCGTGGCCGCCACCCTGCAGCTTGGCAACCGCGTAGAAAGCGATCACCGGGCCGCGCGCGCCCATGGTGGGCTTGTGCGCCAGAGTCTCGTCCAGGCCGTAGCTGTATTCGAACTCGTCGTTCGCGCAGACCTCGTGGGCGGCGATGCTCACGATCTGGCCGCTGCGGCGCGCCAGGTCGATCAGGCCCTTGTAGCCCAGTACGATCTGGACTTCGGTGACGCCCTTCTTGCGGTTTTCGAACGGGATCAGGTAGGCGTGGCCAAGCGGCGTATTCGGCTCCAAGCCGAGCTGTGAGCAGTGCACGACGGCGCCCATGAGCGATTCGACGCTGCAGTTCATGAGCTTGGGCGTCGTGCGCAGCGCACCCAGCGCGATCTTGAGCATGCGGTCGGCGCCGACGTGCTTGGGCAGCACCGCGGCGAGCGTGCCCTTCTGGCTCTCGAAGAACTTCTTCACGTTGCCGATTCCGGCCTCGCGGGCGACCATCTTGGAGGTCTGCTTCAGTTCGGCAAGGGATGTGGGATTTGCGGCCATGGTGGCGGTCTCCTATCAGTAGGTTTCGATGTCGGTCAGCGCCCAGGCGGGCAGGGATACGGGCTGGATGCCAGTGGGGTAGCCCGGCCACTCGCCGGACTTCAGGCAGGCGGCGTAGGTGTCGAGGTTGCGGCGATACTCGGCGCGGCCCTGCTCGAGGGCGGCGTCATCCAGCATCACGGCGCTGGCCGCGTAGGGGTATTCGGTTTCGACGGCCAGGAACACGAAGGCCAGCACGTCCACGCCGGCGGCCTGGGCGTAACCGTCGCTGTAGTAGGCGGCCTGCACGTGGTAGCGCATGCGAGCGATCTGGCGGGCGAACTCGAGCGGCGAGGCGTTGCTGTAGGTCTTCACGTCCACTGGGATGACGCGCCCAGGCCCGGCGTCATGCACCCAGTCCGGACGGCAGCGGCACAGCACGCCCGTCACCGGGTCGCGCCAGTACGCGGAGACCTCCGGGCGGCCACGGTCCAGCGCGTCGCGGATGTCGGGCAGCTTGCGCACGCTCTCGGCCTGGCGCAGGGCGGTCTCGCGCTGGTCGTGCGTGATGACGACGCGGCCTTCGTTGGCGGCCAGCCATTCGCGCCACCAAGTCATGGCCTGCAGGCTGTCGCTGCTGGGATTCTTGGCGTTCCACTGCGCGCTGGTGGGCCGGCGCGGCGCGTCCGCAGGCAGCACGGCATAGCGGCGGTCGAACTCGGCGGGCTCTAGGATCGCGCAGTGCGCCAGGTGCCCGACCAGGCGCGCCGGCGTCTCGTCGTTGGCCTTCGGCGGCCGTGCCGTGTCCAGGTATTCGGCGTAGTAGTGCGCCGGACTGCGCTCGATCAGGTCCAGACCGGTTTTGCTGATGCCGGGGCCCGAGTGGTAGACGTCGATATCCTGGTTGTCGATGATGCCGATCGGGTCGACGGGTTCGGTGACGGCGTTCATGCGTATGCTCCCCATTCGGAAAACTTCAATGCGTCTTCCGCGGCATCCGCCCGGGCCTGATCGGCCTCGGCGGCGATGGCCGCGATCAGTTCTTGTTCGATGGCGCGGCGGTCCTCGCTCAGCATCAGCTGCTCGATGTCCGGCGCCGGCTTGCCCCGCAGGTCCAGGACCTGGAAATCGACCTCTTCGGCCTGGCCGGGGTCGGCCCAGTCCATCGGGCCATCCAGCACCGGGCGCTCTTCCTTGCGGTGATAGGTCAACCGGACCCGGCAGGGGACGCCCTGGATGTAGGTGGCGAGGATCATGGCCGCGCCCTCCGCCCCGACAGCGCCTCGCGGATGATTCCCGCCGCCCGTTCGCACTGCGCGACGTCGAAAAACCCGAAATGGCAGGCCTTGGGCTCGATGCCCATGCGCTCGGCCAGCCACAGGTAGGCCGCGTCGCGGTCGGCGCCGAAGCGTTCGTCTGTGATCGTCTTGAACAGGAACTTCGTGTGCTTGCGCTCGTCGCGCGTGTTGCGGTCGGCCAGCGTGCCCAGCGGCAGGTCGGTATCCGGGTGCAGGCCGACATAGGCGCGGCAGCCCGAGCACAGGTAGACGTATGGCCAATTACCGTACTCGCGGCCGTTATAGACCTCGGCATTACTCACGAGGCCGACGCATTCGCCGCAGTGCGGGCAATCCGTAGGCGGGTCGATGCGGTCTTTCACTCGCGCCAGTGCGCGACGAGAGACATGCGGCAGCGGGGCGGGCGCATCCAGCCTGTCCTTGCTCTTTGAGCGCGGGTCGATTCCGAGGATGATCATGGTTAAACCCCCACGAACATCAGGGCGACGAACCCGGCCAGCGCCAGGACGCCCACGGCGTCATAGCGATCGAATCGCCGGGTGCGCTCGGGCAGATGGATGGCCGGCGACAGCATGATGAGCAGGGCCGGGTCGCGCAGCACGCCGATTTCGACGCGCGGCGTCATGGTGCGACGCTGGTATGCGGGGACGCTCAGGCCAGGGTGGCTGGTGGCGGCGTCCAGGCGCTGGGCGCGGCGGCGGGCCTGGGTAAAGCGGGGGTTGATGGCGGGCCTACTCATCGTCGACCTCCACCACGCCGCCCTCGGCGTCCAGCGAGTACCAGACGTCCGGCTTGATGCCGTCCTGGCCGACGATCACGGCGCGGGCGTGGAGAATGCGGCCGTGATTGGCTTCGTCTCGCCAATCGTTGTGCCGGTAGACCAGGAAGAGGGCGGAGCCCTCGGCGCCGCGGGCACGGCACTCGATGCCGGCAGCAGTCGCGGTGGAGAACTTCCCCAGCGCCTGGGCTGCGCCCTGGTCGCCGCTGGCCTGGGCCGCGCCCTGGTCGCCGCCCGTGCAGGTCAGGGCGTCGGTGAAGCCTTTGTAGGCGGTGATGGTCTCAGGCTTGGCAGCCTGGGGGCGCTTCGGCATGGTGGTCTCCCAAATACAACCCAAATATGAGTTGTTGGGAGAATGCTAAACCCATAAATGGGCTATGTCAACCGCAATTTGGGTTGCCTTGTGAGGCTTCAAGAATTTCGCCAAGCTGGTCCGTGTAGTCCCGAACGGCTTGCAGGGCATCGCCCTGCAGATCTCCGAGGCTCAGGAGAGCGCTTTGTCGGTCATAGGTGATGAGTCTGACAAGGGCAGCCAGCTTTCGCTGAGAGGCGATGAGCGCCTTAGTATCGCCCACAGGCAATCCACGCACGTCTCCAGTTTCCACCACCATAGCTGAGCCCTCCGCCAATTCATTAAGTCAATAATAACTGTGTAAACATCCAGTAAAAAGCCTTGCGCAACGGGCGGACTCGTGGAATCCAGGACGGGCGCGGCCTTTGATGGCGAGATTGGGATTTTCCCTACCCGCTTGACGACAAGTCTACGGATCGCTGGGTGTCGATGTGTGAGTGACACAGCCCTTGGAGGGCCGTGACAGTCGGAAGTCCGCTTTAGCATGCTAAAAAGCCGCCCCGAGGGGCGGCTGGTTGGGGTTAGCAGACTGGGGCTGAATAGGCGGTCAACACCACCATCATCAGCACCAGGACGATGGTTTTGATCATGCTGCGCTCCTGTGCCCAGGTTGTTGTGGGCCTGCTGGCTGGGATGACATCAACCCAGTGCAGATGAGTCACGAACATTCGACGCTACAGGGCTTCAGTGCGTGCGCCTCCTATAATCGGCGACCATGGCAGCAAAGAAACATCAGGGTCGCCGCACCGCGAAGCGCAGGGCGGCCCCACGCAAGAAGCAGCCGAGCGGCGGCCTCGCAAAATTCCTCAAGACGGTATGTCTATCGGCGGCGGTGTCGTTTGCCGCCATGACCTGGGCGCTGCACCCGCAACTGCGGGGTCAGATTGACGTCGACCAGATCCTGGCGCGCCTGAACTTGGATCAGCCAGGGGAGGGCGCAGCCAGCCCACGGCCGCCCGCGCCCGCGGCACCAGGCGGCTACGTCCAGACGTCCTTCGCGCAGTGCCGCGAGTTCTTCCCGCGCCAGGCGCCGCCCGTCGTGCCGGCTCGGCCGGCCCAACGCGAACTGTGTTTCTCCTCCTTTGCCATCCTGTACAGTGGCCAGCGGAAAACCCCGGTGCTGGTCGCCGAGCGCCTGAACCGCCAGGCGCTGATCGCCGCCCAGGGCGTCGCGCGCACCGATAACTTCTACAAGGAGGCGCGGCTGCCGGCGGCCGAGCGGGCCGGGCTGGATGACTACAGGGGATCAGGCTTTGACCGCGGCCACATGGCGCCAGCCGGCGACATGTCGAATGCCGACGCCATGGCGCAGAGCTTCAGCCTGGTCAACATGGTGCCGCAGGCCCCGCAGGCGAACCGCGGCGCCTGGAACAAGATCGAGCAGGACACCCGCAAGTACGTGATGCGCGCCAAGGGCGACGTGTATGTGATCTCGGGGCCGGTCTATGGCGACCATCCCCAGACAATCGGTGCCGCCAGGGTAGCCGTGCCCGACTACACATTCAAGGCCGTCTATGACGCCACGACGGGCCGTTCCTGGGTACATTGGCTGGCCAACAGCCCCGACGCCCGGCCCGGCGCGCCGATCAGCTACGAGGAGTTCGTGCGGCGCACGGGGCTGCGAGTGCTGGGGTAGGGCCTCCAGGCATGAAGAAGCTCTCCGGGGAGGGCGGTGCTAGCGGTGCTTAGTTCGCGCCCGCATTCGGTTCCCAGGTTGGGGCGCGTTCGCCGAAACCGAATTGAGCTGCGATGCGTCGCCTGTAAGTGAGCCTGTCCATCTCAACTTCGCAGCCGATGGATGCCTCCACTTCGTCGGTACACACCTGAACCAATCCACGCAAGGCTGTCGGCTCTCGTGCGCCGATTTCCCGGCGCCGACGCTCCGCTTGTTCCGGGGTTATGGTGCCGTCGGTCATGTCAGCCAAAAGCGCGAGGAAATCCGTAGCCAGCGACTCATGCTTCGCGGCCATGCCGGGAAAGTCCAGCACGATGGATAGAATAGTTGCCGCGCCACTAATTAGAGCTACGGAAATACCTGCCCAGCCGGGGATGGTCGCCAGAGCGGTGAGAGCCACGATAGACAGAAATTTCGCACCGGCGTCATTCAGGCGGAAAAAATGCTCGCGCTTCTTGTGATAGTTATGTGACACCCGGACGAGAATTTCTGACTGTGTCATCCTTTATCACCTTTCGTTGGCTGTGGTCGCGGTGGCTGGGCGGACTCAATATTCTGAGGCCTTTGGTCCCGAGTGTAACCGCGCCCGCCGTTTGAAGGCTGCTGCTTTTGGTTCGGCTGTGGCTGCGGTTGTTGCCGGCCCGTGTTCGACGGTTTCCCTGTTGCCATTGTCCCTTCTCCTCTGTTGAAAATCAATTTTTCACGCCTCCCACGCCAGAAGACGCGGCCCACAGGCTCGGATAAATGCCGTGCATCGTCTTGATGCTGGCCTTGAATGCTGTCAGTCTTCCATTTCCAGCGTCCGGTATTCTCCGGTGTCGTAGTCGTATACCTCGAGTTCGACGGTGCTCCCCGAGCGCTGGATAGACTCCACTGACATGTCGTGGTATTCGCCGGAATCGTAGTCATAGACTTGAATATCGCTGCCAGTACGAACCAGATTGCCGGTTTCGATCTCGACGGCCGCGCCGCTGTCAGTATCTGCCCCATCCCACGCAAATGCCGGGGTTGCTACAACGCAGCATGTCAGGGCCAGTGCCCGTATAAATGACATTCATGGCTCCTTGCTCTATTTGCAATTCAGGTCGGCGCCAAACGAAATCATCAATGGCAGTGCCTGGTCCCGGTCTTGTGGTTCATGTGGCAGCCGTTTTTGTCGGTGCCGCCACTGTGCGCCCAGGCCGGTGCTGTTGCGATGACGCCGAAAACGGCCAGGACGGCGGCTGCGATAATCTTTTTCATGGTTCTCCTCACATATCCACATTAATAATAAGGTTTTGTTACCTTTGGGTTTAAAGTAACCCCACGTCAGCCGGCACTCAATCGGGGTTTCTCAGAGGTCGAAGCCGCGCTAGAAGGCGCTACCTACGAAGCGCTGGCCACTTTGCAAACGCAAACACCCAAAGGGCGACCAGGTTCACCACCGGAATGAATGCCACGATGACCCAGGCTTTGCTGTACCCGGCTTTTTCCAAAATGACTGCTGCCGGGATCCCGATCAGCACGAGATAGCCTACAAGCGAAAACAACATTCCTGAGCCATTCATCATTTGCGGTACCCCCTCAGTGCCCACCGGGCCTACAGGCCAACCCCACGCCAGCGGCGTGATCTTCATCACTTCGTGTCCACGATCTCACAACAATCACTTCGAGTCTTTTTTCGCGGCGGTTTCAGCCTCAAACCCCCTAAGCATCACGTCCAGCGCGTCATCCACCTGGCGCAGCTGCGCCGGCGTCAGCGCGCGGATCCGCTCTGCGGTGGATTTTTTTAGGGGCCAGGGGAGGGGGGTGTCAGTCGATGCCCTAGCCGAGGCTGCCGGCGTGTTTGGCTCAATGCCTGGAACGAAGAGTTGCCATACCTCAAGCCCGAACGCCTTGGCGATTCCATCCAGTTTGTCGATTGCGATCGCCGAGGCCCCGGCCTTGTCGCCGTTGCGCACACGGTCGTATGTTGACCGCGTGATGCCGTCGGAAGCGGCGCTGGCGGCTGCGTTGGACGAATAGTGGCCGCCCGGCCCAATCAGCCGGTTCATGTTCTCAGCGAGGATTTTCATAGCGCGGTCGCTCATATTTGAGATGTTCGCAGAATAAATAACCCAAGTGCGGGTTGACTTCCAACCCAAATATGAGTTGAAATAGGGCATGGACCAAAACCTTGACCTATTCCACGTCGTCCATGCCCGCTTGCGGGAGACGAAATACTCCACCTTGCCGGATGTGGCCAGGCATTCCGGGGTGCCTGAAAGCACCCTGAAGAAGATCCGATCCGGCGAGGTTCGGAACCCCAGAATCAACACTGTCTGGGCACTGTACGAGTACTTCCGCCTGCACCCCCAGCCAGCGGCAGGAGGCGAGCATGTCTAGCCGCATCCAACTCGTCGTGGACATTTCCATGGTTGCCTTCACGCCATTCGGCATCACGCTGATTGTCGAGGGACAGACGCCGGCCACTTTGACCTTCCCGCTGTGCGACGGCTGGGTGGGGAGTTCGAGTGCATTGCGCCTACTTCGCCAGTGTTTGCATTGCGGCAAGTACGACGGGCCACTGAGCAAGACCGGCGTCGATCAGTTTGTGGACAAGATGCTTTGTGGCATCGGCCGGAATTCCGCGAAGCTGATCGAGCCATTTCCGCTTTTCTTCTTCTGGCGCGTCCGACTCCTGGATCCTCGATGCCAGCATCAGCCGGACCTGATCGTCATGAAGCTTGATCGTCACCACCCCCAGGATGGCCGACAGGCCGCCGTCGTCGGCCAAGAAATCGAGGCCGTGCGCGGTGATGACTGCCATCCCGCGCCGGTCTTCGAGATATCGCGGAGGCATCAGAGTGATGAGTTGGTGCTCAGCGAGGTATTGCAGATTGGCCTGGAGCCTTTCTTTTCCGCCTGGAAGATTGCTTTCCGGGTACCTGCTTTCGACAGCCGTCAGGCCCATCGGCTCTGGATAGAGTTCGGCAAGCGCCTGAAGTACGACGCGCTGAAGGTTTCGGTCCAGCTTCATGTTGTTCGTTCCTTATTCAAAAAAACCGGAGGCGCTCATGTCTGAGCTGACCATCATGCTGATCGCGGCTGTCGCGTTTGGCGCCGGCTACGTCGTTGGTCACATCCATGCGCTGGTGAGCTACCACAAGCGTAGGGGGCCGCATGCTTGAGTCCAACCTCACCACGCAACCGATCGACTCGCAGGAGATTGTGCGACGCCTTGATCGGCTTGAGCAGATCGCTTCCGAGACGATGCGGGCGCTCACGGCGCTCACGACGGTTGTTCAGAATCTTGATGCACCAAGGAAGGCTGTGGAGGACTGGAAAGATCCTTGGGCGGGGCGATTCTGATGGTAGGGAGCACAAGAATATGCGGCTGATAACTAGCCCTTCTGAGAATGCGGATCGGCGAAGCCGTAAGCAGCTCAGGCAGACACCCCTCACGCAAATTATTGGTGGCCGCTGCATGCCAGTACGCCGTCGCCACGGCGTGTGTGCTGGATATGAAGTGGTTCTCGTCAATCGTCTTGAGCGTATCGAAGTCACCCATGCATTGAGGGGCCTCGGGATCGGTGATCTCAACGTTATAAATGCATGGAGAAAGGACTTCTGTAGCCAATTCCTGGCCTCCATGCAGCGCGGCTGCGGTGCTGGTGAAAAGGAAATTGCAGTGCAGTCGGCTGGGGAGGTGAGGCGCAGTAAAGAAACGCACCTGATCGAAAATCAGTTCTCGGACCACGGGCCATCCATTTCTGCCCTGCGTTGGGTTTTGGCCAAGGATGTTCTTGCCGAAATTCCCGGGCTCAATGATGGAGCCCGGGGCGAGCAGCATGGGCGAGACGTAAAGCAGTTCTTGCGGCGCGCTGGCGGTCATGATGTTTTTCTCTCCATAGAGTTCTTGGGTACATCAGATTCTACGGACCTGGAGCCGGCCACCCAACCCCAACACCCCTGGAAGCCGGACCCTGCTGACGACCGCGTGCCTATTGGCCCCGGCGACGTCATCACGTCAGTGCACCGTCACGGCACCGTCGGCCGGCAGCCCGTGCTGCCAGCACCAGGCCAGCCGTTCGAAAACCGCCTCGATGTGGCTGGCGTCGGCGTAGTCACCAAAGGCCTGCAGCGCCAGGCGCTCGGCTTCATCCATCAATTCGTGTCGTGTGTCGGCATCCATGGCGGCAGTGTCGCCGCGGCCGCAATGCGCGTCCATTCGTACTTCCCGTCCCTGTCATTTCTGTCACGGCGCCATTGTGCTGGTGCCTGGAGCCACTGTCATGCGTAGTCTGTCGCAGACCCTGATCGGAATCCTCCGCGAGGAGATCGCCGAATACCGCCGCGCGCACCGCCTGTCGCGCGAGACCGTCGCCGCGGCTGTCGTCGAGGCCCACGAGGCCCTGGGCGCCGACGCGTCAACCGGCATCCGGTTCGAGCCCAAGACGCTCGACGCCTTCGAGCGCACCAAGGTCAACGCTGACCGCGTCTTTCGCTGGCTCGACGACAGCACGAAGGACGCCAACCTGCTGCCAGCGAACTTCCTGGTGTCGCTGCTGGCCGGCCTGCCAGACGACGTCCGGCGGCGCGCGCTCGATCGCATCCTGCTGCCGCTGGGCTTTGCCGCCCGGGCTCTCGGTGAAGAGCAGGGCAGCGCGCCGGTGTCGGCCGGCGGTGTCGCCGCCCTCATCCGTGAGCAGAGCGAAGCCGCGGCCGCTGCCACCAGCCTGCTGGGTGAGCACGGCCCGGCCGCCCTGGCCGACGCCCGCCGCGAAGTCGCTGAGGCCGTGGACATGGGCCAACGCGTTCTGGAGCAGATCGAAGCGCAGATGGCGGCGGAGGCGAGGGGATGACTACTCGGCCCCCCGTGATTCGAGCAGATGACGCACTTCGGCGCGCGCCTCCTCCATTGCAACGTCCCTGGTGGGTGCATATTCCTCGCAATTTTTGTACCCCTTCCCGGGCACAGAAACGTACCAAGACCAATGCCTCGTGCCGATGCGCTGGAGCTGAATGTGGCGGTCGAGTTCTTCGTTCTGAATGCTCATTTTTGAGTCCGTTTTCAAGGTTTGACGTCCTCAAAATATCGCGTCACGACCGGATTCTTGCAAGCGGGGGAGTGGTATGAAGTGGACCGAACGTACCATCGCCGCGGCCCTCGCCCAGCAGACCTTCAACCGCAAGTACCTGGTCGTGGTCCCCAACTGCAACTGGACGGGCTACGAGGCCGACATCCTAGCCGTCACCGAGAACCTGCGGCTGATCGACGTCGAGATCAAGATCAGCCGCGCCGACCTGCGGGCCGACGCCCGGAAGGACAAGTGGTGGCGCCACGAGAATGTCGGGTCACCGCTTCGCCTAGAAGACTTCGACGCCAGCGGCCGGCTCGTCCGCCGCCGACACGCATACGCCCAGCAGTTCGAGCTGCGCACGTGGCCGCGCCGGGTCTGGAAGCACTACTACGCGCTGCCCGCCGAGATCTGGACCGATGACTTGCTGCCCGCCCTGGGCTCCGAGGCCTCCGGCGTCCTGCTGCTCAGCGATACCGGGCACGGACTGCAAATCCGCTGCAGGCGGCCGGCCAAGCCGTGCCGTGACGCCGAGAAGATCAGCCCGGCTGCCGCCGTCCATGTCGCCCGTCTGGCCAGCCTGCGCATGTGGGACGCCTATCAGAAGCTCGACGGGCTGGTCGCAAAGAATGAGGCGGTGACCGCATGACAGGCCTACCTGACCCCCTGACGCCCGCCGACTGCAACCTGCGCGGCATGCCATTCATGCCGTTGGACACAGAGCGGCTCCTGGACAGCGACATGATGGCGCTGTCCACCGGCGAGGAATTCAAGACGGCGTTGCGCTTGTGGTGCAAGTCCTGGAATCAGGAGCCCGCCGCCTCGCTGCCTGACGACGATCGCATTCTGGCGCACCTGGCCGGCAAGGAGCCGGCGGCGTGGCGCAAGGTCAAGGACGTGGCGCTGCGCGGCTTCATCAAGTGCGGCGACGGGCGTCTGTACCACCCCGTCATCGCCGAGAAGGCACTGGAGGCCTGGGGCGCACGCGAGGCTTTCCAGGCCAAGAAAGAGGGCGACAACGACCGCAAGAAAGAGGAACGCGAAGACCGCCGGATGCTGTTCGCCGCCCTGCGTGACATCGGCGTGATCCTGCCGGCGAAAGGCACTCCCACATCGCACCTGCGCAAGGTCGCGGCGTCACACGGAATCCAGATAGTCGTCACGGAGGGTCACAAGGTTGTCACTGTGACACCAGGCGGAAGTCACAAGGAAAGTCACAGCGGTGTCACGGCTAAGACAGGGACAGGGACAGGGACAGTAAAAGAAAAGGGAGCGGCGGCGGCACCTCCCCCGCGTGCGTACGTACCTGCGCCCGCGCACGAGGACCCGCCGCCCGCCGCGCCGCCTGGCATCCCGGAAGTCCCTGTCGAACCCCAGGAGCCGCCGGCGACGATCCCCGACGAAGCACCCCGGCGAGCCACGCAGATCGCCGTGCTGCTGCGCCGCAACGGCGCCGATCCCCGGACCTTGCCCAACGACCGGCGTATCGCTGACTGGGCGCGGGACGGCGTAGCCGACGCCGAGGTGCTGCTGGCCCTGGAAACCGCGAAGGAGCGCCGCAAGGCTCAGGGCAGCGACCAGCCCATCGGCACCGCCTACCTGGCGCCGATCATCGCCGACCTGCGGGCTGCGCCGCCGGAGACTGGGGCCAGCAAGCCTGCCGCCGCATCCAAGCCCTGGCCCTGCAGCTGGTCGGGAATCGTGGCTAAGGGCGCTGAGTTGGGGCTGGCCCAGGGAGTGGACGAGCTGGCGCCGGAATTCAAAGTCCGCGTTTTTGCCGCCGCGGACCTGACCGACGACGAGCGTTCCCGGCTGCGCGCCGACTACGGGGTGAGCGTATGACCCCCACACCCGTCCAATGCATCAACTGCACGCGCTTCAGTCTGCGCGGCCACACCGGCATGGCCAGCCAAGGCTACGGCCAATGCGCGCTGGCCGCCGGCGCCGGGCACTTCGAAAGCGCCGTCTTCCAGCGCCACTGCGCGGACTTCGAAGCGGTGGCGGCTGACGTCGCCGAGCGCCGCCGGCAGTGGCTCGACGCCAAGCAAAAAACCTTTCACGAAGCCATCGAACGGAGCAAAGCACCATGACTTTTCATGACCAACCGACGAGCATGCAAGACCTGGCGTTCCCGCGCGCCGGGCAGGGCAGGGGTGATACCGGGGCGATACCCCGGGCGGCCGGCACGGTCCAGTTCTTCGTCCCCGGCAAGCCCCAGGGCAAGGGCCGGCCCCGCGCCGTCGCCCGCGGCAAGTTCGTGCGCATGTACACGCCGGAGAAGACGGCCAGCTACGAGTCCACGGTCGCGCTGGCAGCCAGCCAGGCCATGGCAGGCCGCCCGCCCATCGAAGGCCCCGTGGTGGCCACCCTGTTCATCGCGCTGCCCATCCCGACGTCCTGGTCGAAGAAGAAGCAGGCCCAGGCCCTGGCCGACGAGCTGCTGCCCATCACGAAACCGGATTCGGATAACGTCGTGAAAGCCGTGTTCGACGCCATCAACGGCGTGGTGTGGGCCGACGACACCCAGGTGGTCGATCACACGGCGAAGAAGCGCTACCGGGGCCGGCCCGGTGTCTCGGTCACGATTTCGCCGATCAACGCCCAGGAGGCCCGCTGATGCCCTACACCCCAGCCCAGCGCCAGGCCCTGAACGAGGCCAAATCCCGCATCGCTGTCGCCCTGACCGCCGCCGGCGTGCCCAGCATGTTCTGCGACACCATGGCGGACCTGCGCACCCGGGCGCGGCGCGTCTTCGGGCCGCCTCTGAACGGCGAGACGAACACCGAATACTTCAACCGCGTGGCCGACCTGAAGCCGCGGGCGAAGGCCGCGACCACCGGCCAGGTTGTGGTGCCGAGGGTCAACCAGCCGCTGAGGATCCGGCCGTGGCGGCCGACGCCGCATCTGAGGGCGGCAGAAATCGATGCGCTGCCGACGCCGGTCAGCATGAGCGGGCGGGTGAAGTCGTACGTTGGGTTCGAGGAGCGGAAGTGACGATGGAAGATCGCCCGCTGAGCGGACACGACCTGCTGTGGAACTGGGCGCGCTGGTGCTGGACTGGCGAGACGCCGGGCAACATGCAGCGCTACGTGCCGCAGGAAGACGATCACCGGCCCATCATGGTCGATCACGCCCTGGCCGTGCAGGCCTTGTACGAACGCCTGCCGCGGCACCAGGCCATGGTGATCCAGGCCGAGTACACACGGAAGAACAGCTGGTTCGGACAACTGTCGGCTGACGGCCGGCGCACGATGGCCAGGCGCTGGATCCAGGAAGTGACGGGTGCCGTGCTGCGCCAGGAGGATTACACGCGGCTGCTGGAGGTGTTCCAGATGAAGGTGGAGAAGGAGATTTGGCGGTGAAGTATGCGAACGAAGTGATCGAGCTGATGGAGGCCTACCCGATGCGCTCGTTTAGAGTAGGGGAGCTCGTCAGGCACGTCACGAAAGGGCGGCCGTTGACCGTTCCGCAGAAGGCTGCCGCACGGAAGGCCGTAAAGCGGGTGATGGACGCGCTCGTTGAGCATGATGCGGTGTTGCTGGTGCGGGCTGCGGAGGTGTCCGGGGCTGCTGCTGAGTACTCCGTGTCTCGCTTGCGGGACATCGGGTCTGGAAAAGCGGGACAGAAAGCGAGACAATAGCGGTGGGCAAGTTGCGCCCTGAACAAAAGAATCCCCGCTCACGGCGGGGATGTTTCATTTCAGGGTTTCTCTTTAGCGTCTCCATACGGAGACTGGTTGGTTGGCTTTAGTGAGACACCTTCGTCCGATGCCTTGGCATAAATCGCGTCTTCTGTTCTGCCCAGCTTTAGGCCAATTACTCGTGTAGGAGTATTTTCCTTGGCGAGGCTCTTCAGCGCTTTGACATCATCAGACGTCCAGCGCTTTCCTGAATTGCGTGTGCTTTTGGTCATATAGTCTCCCTGGTAAATCGCTGGTGTAGGAACTAGTAACATACCACCACCCCACCCAGTTGTCTCCTCATCAGCCGCCGCTGCTTTTCGCGCCCCACTGAGCCGAGAGATTCGCGGGGCGCATGAATGTGGCATAGTTAACCTTCCAGCCGTCAGTTAACCGGCGTGACTAAAAAGGAGGGGTAATGGTAAAGATAGTTTCAGCCGCTGAGGGAGACGCGAACGCTATGATGCGCGACAACGTAGATTTGCCGGACGTCGAAATAAAAGGCGATCAGGTTGTTGTGCGCTTTCGAAGCTTGTCGCCATTCAATCAAGCGGTCAAGGAGCACAGGGTTGAGTTCTCCTTCGCAAGCTTGATCGATAAGGGGATGATTCGACTCTTACAGGAATACTCCAAAGAGGATGCAATCAAGCAAAAGGATGCTCTGGTTAGCGCGCTGAAAAATGCCGCCGAGAAAGTTGGCTCGTTAGAGCTGTAAGTCGATAGAAAAATACAGCCGCCTTCGGGCGGTTTTTTATTGCCATGGACAAAATCACCCGCCCTGTGCCGCTTTTGGGGATGCTGGAGGATGGCCTGTTCGATATGATCCTGGCGCCGGCGGCGAACGTTGCGGCCTGGGCTCAGGAAACCATCCTGGCCGAAGATGGCCCCCTTCACAATCCAGACCACACCCACTTGCTGGACGCCGACATCGGCTTCCTCTGGGCGTCGTCAGCCTTCGCCAAGCGCGGCCGCACGGTAATCGGGCAGGCCGAGCCGGTCATGATCCGCGCCGGTGGCTGGCAGAAGGCGCGGCAGGAGCAGCAGCTACGCGAGTGGTTCGGCCGTGTGCCGGATTTCCTGATTACCCTGGCCGCGGACTACTGCGCCCAGTGCAGCGACACCGAGTTCTGCGCGCTGGTTGAGCACGAGCTCTACCACATCGGCCAGGAGCAGGATGAATTCGGCGCGCCCAAGTTCACCAAGGACGGCATGCCGAAGCTGGTGCTGCGCGGCCATGATGTCGAGGAGTTTGTCGGCGTGGTCCGGCGCTATGGCGCCAGCGCCCAGGTCGCCCAGATGATCGAGGCGGCCGAGCGACCTGCAGAAGTATCCGGCGCCAGCATCGCGCATGCGTGCGGCACGTGCTTGATGGCGGCGGCCTGACCAGATAGGAATTCAACATGGCAACGCTCAACGATGCGGCCAAGCGCTTCATCGTGCAAGCGCTGGCCTGCTACGACACCCCCAGCGAGGTATCCGCCGCCATCAAGGACGAAATGGGCCTGGACGTGGCTCGCACCCAAGTCGCCCAGTACGACCCCACGAAGGTGGCCGGAGCCAAGCTGTCGCAGAAGTGGCGCGACCTGTTCGACGAAACCCGCAAGAAGTTCCGCGAGGCTGTGGCCGAGATCCCCATCGCGGACCAGGCCTTCCGCCTGCGGTCCCTGGGCAAGATCTACGACCGGCACATGGCGCGCGGCAACGTGGTGGCCGCGGCGGCCGTGCTCGAGCAGGCCGCCAAGGAGCAGGGCGGCATGTTCACGAATAAACGTGAGGTGAGCGGGCCGAACGGCGGCCCCATCCAGCAGGTCACCATGGACAAAGACGAATTCGCATCGATCGCGCAGGAGATGCTGAAAAAGGTGTGACGCCATGCAGTTCAACGACCTATCCGACGAGGAGCGGTTCGTTGGGCGCGCGCTGGCCAGGGAGGACCTGTACTACTTCTCGCGGTACATGTTCCTGGCGCGGCGCAACTTCCCGTGGCTGCGCGGGGACCACCACCAGGTCATCTGTGATGCGCTGATGCGCGTCTACCGGGGCGAGTGCAAGCGGCTCATCATCAACGTGCCGCCGCGGTACTCGAAGACCGAGCTGGCTGTCGTCAATTTCATGGCCTGGGCGCTGGGTCTACACCCGGACGCCGAGTTCATCCACACCAGTTATGCGGCGACTCTCGCCGTGCAGAACGCCGCCAACGCCCGCGAGCTGGTCAAGCACGAGGAATACCAGCAGATCTTCCCGGGCGTCGGTATCCGAGCCGACAGCAACGCCAAGGGCGACTGGCGCACGACGGTCGGTGGCGTGGTCTACGCGGCGGGCTCGGGCGGCACCATCACCGGCTTTGGGGCAGGGAAGGCGCGGCCCGGCTTTGGCGGCGCCATCATCATCGATGACCCGCACAAGCCCGACGAGGCGACGTCCGACGTCATCCGCAAGGGTGTCATCGACTGGTTCCAGAACACCCTGGAGTCGCGGCGCAACAGTCCGGACACGCCGATCATCGTCATCATGCAGCGCCTGCATGAGGAGGACCTGGCGGGCTGGCTGCTGGCCGGCGGCAACGGCGAGGCCTGGGAGCATGTCTGCCTTGAGGCGCTGATCGACGAGGACCAGCCCACCGAGCGCGCGCTGTGGCCGGCCAAGCACACGGTGGCCGATCTCAAGCGCCTGAAGCGGGCCAATGCCTACGTCTTCAGCGGCCAGATGCAGCAGCGGCCCACGCCCCAGGGCGGCGCCATCATCAAGGGCGCCTGGTTCCCGCGCTACCGCGCGGTGCCACCGCTCAAGTGGCGGGCGGCCTACGTGGACACGGCCCAGAAGGCCAAGGAGCACAACGACTACACAGTCTTCCTGCACGCCGGCATGGGCGAGGATGGCCGCGTGTACCTGCTCGATTGTGTGCGCGCCAAGCTGGATGCCGTCGCGCTCGAGCAGACGGCCCGCGACGTGTGGGCGAAGTGGAAGCAGGCCGCCTCCTACCAGCGCACGGCCTTCCGGTATTTCGCCATCGAGGACAAGTCCAGCGGCACCGGCCTTATCCAGCAGCTGAAGACCAAGCACCACATCCCGGTCAAGGAGCTGCAGCGCCTGCGCGGCCAGGACAAGTACAGCCGCGTGATGGACATCCAGGGCCACCTGGAAAGCGGCTTCGTGGCGCTGCCCGAGGACGCGCCTTGGGTGGCGGATTTCGTGGCCGAGTGCGAGGCCTTCACGGCAACCGACAGCCACAAGCACGACGACCAGGTCGACACCCTGGCTGACTGCGCGGCGGACATGCTGGGCGGAGGCCTCCAGGCCGTTGGCCTCATGATCCCAAAACGCCTCTTGAAAGGCAGGTAAATGCCCATTTTCCGAGTATTCGCGCGAGACAACAGCGTCTCGCTGGTGATCCGTGCGCGCTGCATTTCCTGCGCCCGCCAGATCGCAGCCGAGCGCAGCCCGGCCGACGAGTTCGCGCTGTGGTCCGACCCCCAGCAATCCGGCGTCGAGTGGATCAGCAACCCCGAAGCTCAGGGCTACCTGACCGAGGGCCGCGCCGGCATCATCAAACGGATTTCAGCATGACCGACAAAATGACCCTGGCCGTGAACCATGCGCTCAACGACATGCGCATGGCCCGCGCCCGCATGTCGCTGCTGAACCCAGGCATGGGGCTGGACGCCAAGCGAAATGCGGCGTGGTGCGAGTATGGATTCAAGGAAGACCTGGACTTTCAGGACTTCTACAAGTTGTACCGGCGCGGCGGCGTGGCCTACGGTGCCGTCGAGAAAATCATCGGCGCCTGCTGGAAGACCAATCCTTGGGTGATCGAGGGCGATGATCAGGATGAATCCCGGTCCGAGACGGCCTGGGAGCGCAAGGTGAAGCCCCTGGCGTCCGTCGCATTTTGGCGCAAGATCGGCGAAGCTGACCGCCGCCGGCTGGTGGGGCGATTCTCAGGCCTGATCCTGCGCATCCGCGACAGCCAGGCCTGGGATCAGCCGGTGCGCGGCAGCAATCCAGCGTTGGTCGACGTCATCCCGGCCTGGGCTGGCGCCCTGCAGCCCGTCGAGTTCGACACCGAGCCGAACTCCGACCGCTACGGCCTGCCGAAATACTGGCAGTACACCCAGACCACGGCGAACGGCAGCCGCAGCCAGGTCAAGATCCACTACGACCGCATCCACATCCTGGGCGATTGGACTGCGGACGCCATCGGGTTTCTGGAGCCGGCCTACAACGCCTTCGTCAGTCTGGAAAAGGTCGAGGGCGGATCAGGCGAAAGCTTCCTCAAGAACGCCGCGCGCCAGATGGCCGTCAACTTCGACAAGGAAGTGAATCTTCGCGACCTGGCCGCCATGTACGGCGTGGATCTGGCCGATCTACAAGAGAAATTCAACGCCGCCGCCCGCGAGGTCAACAGCGCCAACGATCTGCTGATGATCCTGCAGGGCGCGAATGTCACGCCGCTGGTGGCCAACGTCCCGGACCCGAAGCCGACCTATGACGTGAACCTGCAGACGGCGGCCGCCGCTCTGGACATTCCGACCAAGATACTGGTGGGTATGCAAACCGGTGAGCGCGCCAGCAGCGAAGACCAGAAGTATTTCAACGCCCGCTGTCAGTCGCGCCGCGGCGACCTGGGTTTCGAGATCCATGAGCTGTTTGAGCACCTGATGCGCGTCCGTGTTGTGGACCGCATCGCTGAATACACGGTCATGTGGGACGATCTGACCGATGCAACCCAGGCCGACAAGCTGGCCAGCGCCAAGCTGATGAGCGAGATCAACGCCCAAGCGATGGCGACAGGCGAGACCGTGTTCACCGGTGGTGAAATTCGCACGGCAGCAGGCTACGACCCTGAGGACGCGCCTGATCCGCTGGGCGAGGATGACGAGGACGAGGATGGCGACGAAGCCGAACCCGCCGATCCTGCCCGCGAATAAACGCGACCCCGCCGGTGTCGATCGCCTGGAGCGCGGCGCCATGCGCGAGTTCGGGCGGCGCATTCGCAAGATCTCCCGGGGCTACGTCAAGTTGCTGGATCGCATACCGGCCGAGCCGATGGCGAACAGGGCGACGACAGACACAAAGGCCCGCCGCTACACGTTTCGGCTCGACCAGTACCTTCTGGCGTCGATCCTGTCCGACGGATCTGACCTGGTTGATTCGCTGCTGGCTGACCAGCGCGATCCGTGGTTTTTCGAGGCCTATGTGGCCGTGGCCTATCGGCGCGGCACCGCCCAGGCGTTCGCCAATCTCGCCCAGCAGTCGCCAGCGTATCTCGCCGGGCAGATCAGTGTGGCCGACATTATGCGCAGCGACCCGTACCGGCGGCGCATGGCGCTGGTGCAGGCCCGCGAATTCGAGGAGATGAGGGGGCTGGCCGCGACGGTCAAATCCGCCATGTCTCGAATCCTGACCGACGGCATTGGCCGGGGCCTGAATCCGCGCGCCATCGCTCGCAACCTGACCGATCAAGCCGGCATCGAGGCGCGGCGCGCGAACAAGATCGCCCGATCCGAGGTGCCGATGGCGCTGCGCCGGGCCCGCTGGGACGAGTCGGACGAGGCCACCGAAAAGTACGGGCTGCGCACCCTGGAAATGCACCTGTCGGCACTCAGCCCGACCACGCGCGCCACGCACGCCGCCCGGCACGGGAATCTGTACACGACCGCTGAGGTGCGCGACTGGTACAGCCGGGACGGGAACGCAATCAACTGTAAGTGCGCCCAGACAGCCGTTTTGGTGGACGAGAACGGCAAGCCCCTGGTGCCGCAGATCCAGGCCCGCGCCCTGGAAACCAAGCGCGTGATGAAAGCCAAGCACAACGGCCCGTGGGCCGACGAGGACAAATGATGAAGAAGCAGATCGTGCTGCAGGTCAATGAGGGCCTGGATCCGGCGCTGGCCGGCCGCCGCCCGTCGGTGGATCAAGCCGGACGCACCCAGGTCAACATCACGACCCAGGTGAACGCCAGCCAGATACGGCGCGAGCAGATCAACGGCCGGGATTCGTGGATCGTGCCCAGCTACACGCTCCCCGCCGGCGTCATCATGAACGGCGGGCTGTACACGGCCGCCGAGATCGATGCCCACTACCAGGAGCTGGAGGGCACCGTGGCGCCGCTCGGGCATCCTGTCGTCGACGGCAAGTTCGTGTCGGCGTTTAGCCCCGAGGGGCTGGCAGGGTTTTATGTGGGGGCCACCAACCGCAACGCGAAGAAGGCCGGCAATCGGATCTACGTCGAGAAGGTTATCGACGTGGAGACGGCCAGCAAGCACGAGGGCGGCCAGCGGCTGCTGGAGCGCCTGGAGGCCCTGGAAAAGGGCGAGGATGTGCCGCCCATCCATACCAGCGTGGCGGCATTCCTGGAGCAGTTGGAGCCCAATGAAGAGCAGAGTGCCCAGGGTGCCCAGTGGGTCGCCAAGATCCACGCCATGGACCACGACGCCATCCTGCTGGACGAGGTGGGCGCAGCGACCCCGGAGCAGGGCGTCGGGATGATGGTCAACGCCGATCAGGCCCAACCGCTGGCCGCCAACACCGGCGCGCTGGTGGGTGAGTCCTATCGGCAGCGCGAAGAGCGTCTGAGCCAGGCCGCCCGCAAGCGCTGGGCAACCGGCGCCGACGAATACGTCTGGGTCGCGGATTTCACCGACAGCCAGGCCGTGATCGTTCGCAACGGAGGCGTCTCCGAAGTCTACGGCTACGAGGACAAGGGCGGCGCCATCACCTTCGCCGATACCGGCACGGCCGTCGTGCGCCAGGAATCGTGGGTCACCGCGGTCGCCAACTCTCTCAAACGATTTTTCACCCAGCAGGCACGCCCTGCGCAACCACCGGAGGGCAACATGCCTATCACCGCTGAAGAACGGGCCGACCTGATCAAAGGGACCAGCGAAGCCGTCGCCGCCAACATGGCGGAACCCCTGAAGAACCTGACCGACGCCGTCACGGCGTTGCAGGCCAACCAGACGGCCCTGGCCGAGCAACTCACCGCCAACGCCCGCGCCGAGGAAGCCGAGAAGCGCAAGGCCGTGGCAGCCGTGCACGGCGACGTCGTCGCCAATGCGCTGTCGGGCGAGCCCCTGGACGCCATGTTCAAGTCGCTGGGCACCGCCGCCACCATCGGCGCGAATGCCGCCAATCAACCGCAGGATGAGGGTGCTCCGGATCCTGCTGCCTACTTCGGAGGTGCGAAATGAGCCGCTATCGCCGCGTCAACATTGACGGTCAGTCCCTGTACAAGACCGAAACCCGCCTCACGGCGGCCGACCTCAAGCCCGGCACCTTCGCCACCATCAACGGCTCTGACAAGTTCGCGCAAGCAACCGCCGTCGCGGGCCGGATGTATGTGATCGATGTCGCCTATCACGAGGGGCTGACCATCACCGATCCGGTTCCGGCCGGCCATTCTGCCATCGGCAACTACGTCGAGGAAGGCCGCGAACTGGCCATCCTGTGCGCCGCCGGGGCCTACGCGAAGGACACGCCGATCAAGGTCAATTCGTCCGGCCAGGGCGCGGTCGGCGTGGACGGTACCGACGCCATCGTGGGCTTCTCGCAAGACGAGTTCACGATCGGCTCCGGCGAAACCGAATTCATCCGCGTGCGGATGCGCGCAACCCAGAAACCCGGCGCTGCCGCCTAAGGAGATCACACATGTTTTTCACTCCCCAAACCCTGGCGGCCAACAGCCGCCTGCGCGGCCACTGGGCGGACCTGTGGGCCAACCGCAATATCTACAACCGCCAGCACCGGACGATGGTCGAGGCCAATCGCGCCCAGATGACGCCTGACATGCTGGCGTGCAATGCGGTCGGAGGTTTCGCGCGCGACTTCTGGGCCGAGATCGACAACCAGGTCATCCAGATGCGCGACACCGAAACGGGCATGGAGATCCTGACCGATCTGCTGGCGGTGCAGACGGTCCTGCCGGTGGGCAAGACCGCCAAGCTCTACAACATGGTGGGCGACATCGCCGACGATGTCTCGGTGAGCCTGGACGGCCAGGCGCCGTTTTCGTTTGACCACACCGAGTACAACACCGGCGGGGACCCGATCCCGGTCTTCACGGCCGGGTACGGCGTGAACTGGCGCCACGCCGCGGGCCTCAGCACCGTCGGCCTGGACCTGGTGCTGGACAGCCAGGAAGCCAAGCTGCGCAAGTACAACAAGAAGCTTGTTTCGTACCTGCTCGATGGCAACGACAAGATCAAGGTCGAAAGCTACGAGGCCAAGGGCCTGCGCAATCACGCCAACACCAAGAAGATCGACCTGAAGACGGCTGGTGCCTCCGGCGGCGCGATCAACCTGACCACGGCCAGTCAGACGGACCTGAACAAGTTCTTCACCAGCGGTGCGTTTGGCCAGACGGCACGCGCCAACCGGGTCGACGCCTATGACGTGGTGTGGGTCTCGCCGGAAATCTTCGGCAACCTGAACGCGCCGTACCTCGACAGCAACGGCATTGCGACCGATCGCACGATCTTGCAGGTCTTCGGGCCGCGCTGGAACGTGCGTGAGTTCCGCATGACCTATGCGCTCTCGGGTAACGAGCTGTTGGGCTACCAGCGCCGCCGCGATGTGGTGACGCCCCTGGTGGGCATGACCACGGGCGTGGTGCCGCTGCCGCGTCCGCTGCCCAACGTCAACTACAACTTCCAGATCATGGGCGCCATGGGCATCCAGGTGAAGGCCGACGATGCCGGCCTGTCCGGAGTTGTGTACGCGGCCGATCTGACCTAACAGGGGCACGACATGAAATACATCGTCATTCGCCCCTGGTACGGAGTCGAGAAGGGTGCCGTCGTGGACTTGAAACATCTCCACCCGGCGCTCAAGACCAACGTCCGCCCCATCGGTGGCGAAGCCGCCGAACTGGTTCCGGCCACGCCCGGCGCCGGCGGCAAGCCTCCGACCAAAGGCGAGATCGCCAAGCGGCTGAAGGAGCTGGGAATCGAGTTCGACGGCCGCCAAAGCGCGGCGGAGCTGCTGACCCTGTTGCCCGACGGCGATCCGTTGAAGACCGCCGCCGAATAGCCGCCTGCGGGCGGTTCTTTTGCCCCGCTTCGGCGGGGCATCCCAATTATTGGAATCGAGCCATGGTGACCACCGATCAGGCCAAGCAGTACCTGGAAGGCCAGGGCATCACACTGCCCGATTTCGTCCTGGCGGCGCTGGTCGAGCAGGCCAACAGCATCCAGGACTGTCTGGACGCCCACTACACGCCGGCCACGGCCCTGCTGATCCAGCTCTATCTGCTGGGCCTCATGGGCCTGGGGCAGGGCGACAAGTACATCAGCAGCCAGACGGCACCCAGCGGCGCGTCCCGGTCCTTCCGGTATCAGGGCTTCGCCGACCGTTGGCGCGGCGCCATGTCGCTGCTGCGCGGCCTGGATAAGCACGGCTGCGCCACCGGTTTGATCCCGCCCGATCCGACCAAGGCGGCTGCCGGGTTCTGGGTGGCCGCGGGCGGCTGTATGCAGGGGAAGTGACGTGTCCAACGTAGCGAACTGGTCGTATGCCAACACCGCCACGATCAAGCCCTTCACTGGGCGCGGCGACTGGAACGGCACGAACGCCTACGGCGAGCCTTTCGAAATCGCCTGCACCTGGACGGCAGCCAATGAACAGGTGCGCGATCAGTCGGGCGCGGAGTTCGTCGCCAAGCACCTGATCTTCACCGAGGACAAGCGGCCCAAGTACCTGGACCTGATCCAACTCGCTGGTCACGACGACTGGGAAGAGATCAGAGCTGTCACCGAGTGGGATATGTCCAGCCTGGACGAGCCTGATAGCCCGGATTTTCGGCTGGCAACGGCGTAGGGGGCAGCATGCCAGTGAAAGGAATAGATCGGGTCAAGGCCAACTACCGGCGCGTCACCCGAGAAATCGCGACCAAGACAACGGATCGCACTGTTGCCGCCATTCTGTCCCAGGGCGGCGCTATGGCCGCGACGATGACCCCGATCGACACCTCGAACCTGATCAACAGCCATTTCGTTGAGATCAAGGTCGAGCGCAACAAGATCATCGGGCGAACGGGCTACACGGCCAGCTACGCCTTTGCTGTCCACGAAGCGCCGGGCACGCTGAAAGGCCAGCCCAGGCCAGACGGGCGTGGCGACTACTGGGACCCGAACGCCAGCCCGCGCTTTCTGTCCGAAGGCTTTGACCAGATCAAGAGCAGCATCCCAGCAATCTTGAAGGCCCACTACCGTGCTTGATGAACTGAAAGCCTGGATCGAGGCGATCCTTGGGTCGGCCTGGGTCTACAGCATGGGCATGTGGACGGATCGCCCGGGCATCGAGGAAAGCCCGATCTGTTCGATTCAGGGCGACGGCGGCCCGCAGCCGGACGTGGACGACCGCCGCCCGCGATTTCGCGTGATCCTGCTGGGCGCCGTCAAGGGGTCGGTGGGGCCGCCGAAAGATGGTGCTGATGCTCTGACCGCCGCCGCGCTGTCCGTCCCGCCACCGTGCGGAGCCGCGCATATCCGAATTTCCGAGCCGACCGGGCCGGGCACAACGACCGACGACCGGCGCTGGTATGCGCTGGACATCGAGATCCTTTTCTGACCGCCTCCGGGCGAAATCTACCTGCCGCCTTCGGGTGGCTTTTCATTTGGAGGCCATGACATGGCTATTTGCAAAAGCACGAAATACGTTGGCCGCGACGTGGTCCTGGAATACGCCATTGGCTGCGGCGACGCCCGACCTGTCGAGGCCGACTGGAAGCGCTTCGGCTCGATGCGCACCAAGGAATTCAACCTGGAATGGGAAACCACCGATGCGACGGCTGACGACTCCATCGGCGCGCTGCGCGAGAATTTGGCCACGTTCCAGTCCCTCACGATCTCGGGCGACGGCACCTGCAAGGCCAGCGGCGCCGGATCTGCGAACCTGATCGAACTGACGAAGCACGTCGCCAATCCGGCGGCGACCGGCGGCCAGCCCACCGCCTGGCTGCGCATGACGTTTCCCGATCTGACCTTCACGGCTTTCATGATCATCACGACCATGAGCCGGTCGGCGCCGTTCGACGACGTGACGACCTACAGCATGGAAGCCAGCGCCACGGCGTCGGACTTCGGCCTGATCGTGGAAGACACGCCGGCGCCGGTCACGATCACGAGCGTCACGGTGACGCCCAGCACGCTGGCGATGGTCGAGGGCGATCTGGATGCGCTGACCGCTGCCGTGGTGCCCAGCACCAGCCCCGAGGTGAAATGGACGTCCAGTGATGCGCTGGTTGCGACTGTGGACAGTCACGGTCACGTCGAGGCGGTGGGCGCTGGCACGGCGACGATCACCGCCACCAGCGCCTATGACGCCACGAAATCGGGCAGTTGCGCGGTGACGGTAAGCTAGGGCTTACGGGGCTGGTCCGCGACAGGGCCGCCGGCGTCGGTTGCAAGACCGGTGCTGGTGCCCGTTTGGCTCGATGACGAGGTGTATCGGGACAGGATGTCTTGGTGGTCAAACATCATCATGACCATGTTTGATCTGGTGTCGGCCCCGCCGACGAAGGCTCCAACGATTGGAATAAACGTCGAGGGGCGGGCGCGGGACTCAACGTAGCTGTACATCAGTGTCGTGGTGCCGTCCATGTTGCGCATAGTCGTCGTGGGCTGGCCCAGGGCGGCGATTACCTCCTGCTTCGTCGTCTGGCCTTCGTGAAATTGGGAAAGCTGGTCGTCAGAGACTTTGACGCCCGATGACGCGCAGCCGGCAAGAGCCAAGGCTGCCGCGAGTGCTGCGATTTTCTTCATTTTTAGTTACTCCTGTGACATGAGAATCCTAACCGAGATCGGCGAAATCAGCATTCACGCGGGCCGTGATGTGCTGTTGCGCCCGTCGCTGGCGGCCATCGCCAGCCTGGGCGAACCTGCCGAAATCGTGGAGACGTTCGCGCGCGTGATGGCCGGCGACTTCATGGACAGCCTGGCTGTCGTGTTCGCCTGCGCAGATGAAGATGTGTCGGACCTGTTCGGCTTCTACGAAGCACGGGACGATGCGATCTGCTACATCCCCGGCACCGCGCCGGCCGCCCATGTCATCCCCCTGGCCCAGTCGTTGATGCGCCATGGTGTGGTGGGCGTTGCCAAGCCGCTGCCGCGCCGCGCTGATATCGAGCAGGAATACATGACCGAGTTCGACGCCCGCGAGCATGCTGCCCTGGCCATGGCCCACCTGGGCCTGACCGAGCGCGAGGCGTGGCACATGACGATGACCGGCCTTGTCGCAGCACTTCGGGCGAAGTTCCCGCCGTCATCCAAGGACACGCCGGGCGCGCGGGCACCGACGAAGGATGAGCACGAAGCCACCATGGAGTGGTTCGAGCGAGTTGAGGCGGCCCGCCGGGCCAAGCAAGGGGCGCACTGATGGCAGACGGAACCAACGTCGGCGCGATCTACTACGAGGTCGAGGCCGACACATCCAAGCTACTTGACAGCGTTGCGCCCGTCGATAAGTCGCTGGACGGTCTGAACAAGACGTTCAGCAGGACCGACAAAGCCGCGAATCAGGCGCAATTCCAGATGACGAAGACGGCGGTTGCCGTCAAGAACATGGGTGCAGAATCGACGGCCGCCACGCGCAATGTGTCGGGGCTGTATGGCGCGCTGGCCGGCCTGGTGTCGCTGCGCGCCGCCCAAGGCCTGATCGAGATGGCAGACGCCTATGGCGAGATGGCTGAGCGCATTGCGATGGCCACGTCCAGCCAGGCCGAGTACGAGCACGTCCAGCAGCGCTTGCTGGCGACGGCGAACGGCACATATCGCAGCCTGTCTGAGGCCCAAGAACTGTACGTCCTGACGGCCAGCACGCTCAAAAGCCTGGGTTACGACACTGATCAGTCCATGGATATCGTGGATAGTCTGTCGTACGCCTTTGTGAAGAACGCGACCGCGGCGGATCGGGCGTCTACCACCATTGACGCTGTCACCAAGGCGCTGAACAAAGGCAAGGTCGAGGCCGACGGCTGGCAATCGATCCTGGCGGCTGTGCCGACCATCGTCGATGACTTGGCGGCGTCCACCGGTCGCAGCACGGCTGAGATTCTGGCGCTGGGCGCCCAGGGCAAGATCACGGGCCGCGAGTTGTCCGAATCTCTGCGCAAGTCGCTCGACGACAACAAGCAGGCGGCCGACGACATGGCGACCACCGTAAAGGACGCCTTCAACAACCTGAAAAACAATCTGTCGGTCTTCGTGGGTGAGGCGAATCGCTCAAGCGGCGCCACACAGTTGCTGTCTGCCGCCCTGGTCGGCCTGGGCAACAATATCGAAACGGTCGTCAATTTGCTGGTTGTGGCTGGCGCCGGCGCGATGGCGCGCTATATCGCCCAACTCGGGGCGTCGGCTATCGCCAGCGGCCGGGCCATGCTGGCCGCCCGCGCGCAGGCCGCCGAGGAGTTGCGGCTGGCGCAGGCCCATATGGCTGCCACCCAGGCGGCGCTGGCCCAGGCCACGGCCACCAGCGGACTGACGGCAGCGCACGGTCGGGCCGCTGCTGCTGCAACCGCACACGCCGCTGCGGTTACCCGGATGCAAGCCGCGCAGGCCGCTGTGGTTACCGTGGGGTCGCGTCTGTTGGGACTGCTGGGTGGACCTGTGGGCATCATCGCGCTGCTGGCGTCTGCTGCAGCATCGGTCGTGACGTTTGGCAGCGACTCGAAGTCGGCGTCCGGCAAAGTGGACGGCCTGGCCGGATCCGTGGATGGCCTGACCGCATCGCTCAAGCAGTTAAGCAATGCCGGCCTGTCGTCGGCCGCCGCCAATATTCAGGAGCGCATCGGGGAGTCCGCTCGCCTGGCCGTCGAGGCCCAGGACAAGCTGAAGGACCTGCAGGCCCAGCTTGCGAAAGAAGCGCCCGGATCTGCTGCGGCTGCACAGATCACCGCCCAGATGTCGAGCTGGGGCACGATATACGGCGAAGCCCAGAAAAACCTGGACAAGCTGCATGACCGCGCCAAGGAGATCAATGATCTGCAAGGCCGGCGCACTGCGGCCGCGTCTGGGCCGACTGCGCAAGCCGATCCGGAGCTCGAAAAGAACCTGAAGGCGATGCGCGAGCAGCTTGAACTGTCCAAGCTGACCGGCGCAGCCCGCGCGCGACTGCAGGCCATCCAGAAGTTGGGAGCGAATGCGACGGCGGAGGAAAGGGCGGAAGCCGAGCGTCTGGCGACCCAGATCTACGAGCTTGAGAACGCGCATAAGGCCGACGTCAAAACAACCAAGGAATCGGTCGCCGCACACAAGGAAGATGCGAAGGTCATCGGCGAGTTGGCTACCGAGCTGCTGGGCGCCAGCGAAGCATCCCGCGAAATGGCTCAGGCCAAGGCCGCTGCGCAGCTGTCGAAGTTCGCCACGCCGGAGGAAGTGGCCCAGGTCAAGGAGTTGGCCGGCGCGTTGTTCGATCTGAAGCAGGCTCAGGCCGACCAGAAGTTGATCAACCAGGCGGACCCCATCAAGGGCGAGACGGCGAAGTATGAGGAGCAGCTGGCCGCGTACCAGGACATGCTGGCGCGCAAGGTCATCAGCGACCAGGAATACTACGAATACGCCGGCGCGCTGGCCCAGCAGCATGAAGCGACGATGCTTGCCCTGCAGGAAGAACGTTTCCGCAACGAGTCCGTTTGGAACGAAACCATGATGAGCGGCCTGGACGCATTGGGGCAGGCCGGGGCAAATGTGTTTTCTGGGATCTTGTCTGGCACGGCATCGGCCGTTGACGCGGCGCGAGGTCTGGCCAACACCATCCTGGGCCAGGTCGTGCAGTCGTTCATTCAAATGGGCATTGCGCAAGTCAAAGCCTGGGTGATGGGGAAAGCCGCACAAACGGCGGCGGGCGCCGCGTATGCAGCATCAGTGAGCGGGCAGGTCGCCGCCACGACCGCGCTGGCCGCTCAGGCTGCCTTTGCGTCCACTGCTGCAATTCCAATCGTTGGCCCGGCGCTGGCCCCTGCTGTTGCAGCCACTGCCGCCGCCGCCGCCGGTGCCTTGGGTGCGCCAGCCATTGCCGCAGCCGCAACCGTGGGCGTGGCCGGCCGCCAATACGGCGGCCCTGTCGCCCCCGGAGGTATGTATCGGGTGAACGAAAACGGTGATCCCGAGGTCCTGAACATGGCCAATGGCCGCCAGTACATGATCCCGAACCAGCGCGGCGAGGTCGTCAGCAACAAGGACGCGACGAAGGCCGGGGGCGGCGGACACATCACCGTGAACCTGATCGAAGACGCATCCAGGGGCGGCCAGGTGCAGCAGGACGACGCTGGCGATGAGGACCGCATCGTGAATGTGTTTGTTGCCAGCATCCGGGGCGGCGGCGCGGCGGCCGGCGCCATTGAATCGACTTATGGCGTCCAGAGGCGCGGGCGATGATTACGACCGATATCGACTATCCCGAAGGCCTGCCTAATCCGCTGCGCTCGAATCATGGTGTCCGGCATGCTCAACCGTTCACACGCACCGGCATGGCCACGGGCCGCGCGCGTCAGCGGCGATCTTTCACGAGCGTTCCCAGCATCCAGCAATTCATGTGGCTGTTTGCCGAGAACGAGGCGGCGGCCTTTGAAATCTGGTTCAAGGAAAGCATCCAGGACGGCGCCGACTGGTTCAATATCCGGCGCCTGACGCCGCTGGGCATGTCCACTCTGGTGTGCCGGTTCGCTGAGATGTACCAGGGGCCGGACCTCGTGGGCCGCAATCACTGGCAGGTCACGGCATCGCTTGAAGTCTACGAACGCCCGCTCATGCCCCCGGGCTGGGGCCTGCTGCCGGACTACATCATCGGCGCCAGCATTTTCGACATCGCCATGAATCGGCAATGGCCGGAGGATCAGCCATGACTGTCCTGTCCGTGGTGTATGCCAGCGCACCGACCGACGAGGTGATCATCGGGTCCCTAGAGGTCCTGGTGCCGGGTTTGGAGCCGCTGCGCGTGGCTGCCGATTTCGAGGATCATCTGTTGGGCGTCGATGGCGTGATGCAGCTGTTTGAACAGGGGCCTCTGTCGGTTGCGCTGCCGTCTAAGGACACGAAGGGCAATCAGACGTTGCGCTTCGGTGTTTCGGGCGTATCCGGCCGCGCCCAGCGGTACGTCGACGCCGCCCTGGAATCGGGCGAGTCGGCGACGATGATCTACCGCGAATACCTGTCCAGCGACCCCACGACGCCGGCGCGGCGACCCGTCGTGCTGACGATTGTGGGCGGCAGCTTCGAGGGCCCCGACGCGGTATTCGAGGGCGCCTACTATGACCTGCTGAATGCGGCCTGGCCGCGCGAGCGGTACACGTCCGAGACGGCGCCGGGGATCCGCTACCTATGACTCTGGATGATCTGTTGCAGACCCGCTATGTGAGGGGTGGGCGCGGGCCTACGGATGTCGATTGTTGGGGGCTGGTGCGGATGGCCAGGGTAGGGCTGTTCGACAAACCCCTGCTGCCGGCCTTCGCGGATATCTCCCCGGCGGACAAAAAAGGCCTCACGGCGGCATGCCTGACTGTGCGCGACGACGGCGGATTCCGCGAGGTGTCAGTACGTCCCGGCGCGATCGCCACGGCCTGGACTGGGCGTCTGTGTGTGCATGTGGGCATCGTGATTGCAGCCGATGGGCGGCCCTGGGTCCTAGAGACCGACGAAGGCACAGGGCCCGCCCTGACGCGGCCAGCTACCTTCGAAAAGCGCTTTGCGCGAGTGATCTACTATGACGATTGATGTCTATCCGTCTCTACTTGAAGGCGAGCCGATCGAGCGCCACGAGTGGGCCGGTACGCTGGGCGCCTGGTTCGACAAGCACGGCATCGAGTGGCGCGGCCTGGATGCGCAGCCGGTCCTGGCGTCGGTCAATGGTGCCGCCCTGCCGGCGGATGCGTGGGATTCCCGCGTCCTGGCCGTATCCGACCAGGTGGAAATCCGTGTGGTTCCCGGCGGCGGCATCTTCAAAGCCATCGGCAGCATTTTCAATTTCCTCTTCGGCTGGCTGATGCCCGGCGGCGCTGATGCCGGTAGTTACAGCACGCCGCAGGGTCGCCAGTTGGAAGCTTCGCAGGCCAAAGCCAACGCTGCGAAACTGGGTGATGCCGTGCCGGAACTGGCGGGCCGCTTCAAACGGTTCCCGGAATACCTGACGCCGCCGCGCCGATTCTTCGTCAACAAACGCGAACAGTGGCTGCAGTTCCACGCCTGCGTTGGCCCCGGGCGCTACGCGATCCTGGCGTCCGATGTGAAAGTTGGCGACACGCCGTTCTCCGCCCTGGGCGCTGATGGTTCGTATCAGTTCTACGTGCCCGGGGCCGATCTGTCCGCGCAGACGACCGCTGAACACTGGCACACGGCCGAAGAGGTTGGCGGCACATCCAGCGGTACAGCTGGCCTGGAACTATCCACGGAATTCGCAAACCGAAACAATACGGACCCTCCTGCGTACACGCTCACGGCGTCCAGCATCACTCGGTCGTCTGGAGTGTTCCCGTCGGGGTGGGGCGCGGGCACGCAGGTGTACGTGGAGTATCCGCGACTCTACACGATCACGACTCAGCAGGAAGTCAAGAATCCGGGCCCGCCCATCGAGTATCAGAACGTCAGCGAGTTCGATGGTTATTTCGGGCACTTGGGCACCTTGACGGTCGGCATGTCGGTGCGGATCGGCACCCGTGCATCCGGGGCTGTTTACACGGTTCGGTCCGTCGTGGGCAGCAAGGTGCGATTTTCCAATGCTGCCGGTGACCCCGTTGTGGTAACGCCAGGCCCGAATCAAGCCGTGATTTTCGGCGCTGATATTGTGCGCACCATCGGCTCAGTAGCCAGTGAGACGTCGATCACGCTGTCGCCGGGCGGCTTTCAGAGCAGCGCGGAATCCAATGTGCGCGTCGCATTTGCCGGCGGCACGGTCTACGGCGAATGGACCAGCGAGTTTATAGCGACCCCCGGCAATGAGCTGACGACGGTGCTGGAGGCCGACTTCTTTTTTCCCCGGGGTCTGGCGCGAATCAACGACGAAAACGGGTCCTTGGTTAGCCTGTCCGCCGCCGTGGAAATCCAGTATCGAGATGCCCGAGGAGGGCCGTCCACGACCGTGCGGAGAACGTACACCGAGGCGACCGTCGATCAGATCGGTTTCACCGAACGTCTGACGGTGCCTCAGATGCGCCCGGCCGTGCGTGTGAGGCGTGTCGGCGCCGGGGGCACGCAGACGACGATCCAGGACACGATCCACTGGTACGGCCTGAAAGCCCGCATCGGCGGCGCGCCCACGCGGTATCCGAACTGGACCACGATGGCGGTCAAGCTACGCTCAGGCGGGCGGCTGGCGGCACGGTCGGAAAATCAGATCAACGTCGTGGCCACGCGCATGCTGCCCACGCTGCAACCAGACGGCACCTGGGGCCCGGAGGTCGCAACCAGCGACATTTCGGCGTTCGTGCGCTACATCGCGCTCTCCATCGGCTACACCGATGACAACCTGGACATGATCGAACTGCGGCGGCTGCATGCGATCTGGACGGCGCGGGGCGAGACTGCCGATCACGTTTTCGATCTGACGACGGTGAAGGAGGCCCTCGGCCTGGTCCTGCGCGCCGGCATGTCGGAAATGACAATTTCGGACGGCCAGATCCGCGCGGTGCGTGATGACGCGCGCACGCAGTTCGAGCAGGCCTACAGCCCGCAGAACATGACAAAGCCACTGCAGCGTCAGTTCAAAGCCCATCGTCATGATGACCCGGACGGCGTGGAAGTCGAATACACGGACAGCGAAACGTGGACGAAGCAGACCGTGATCTGTTCGCTGCCCGGCAGTCAGCGGCTGAAGCTGGAAAAGCTGAAACTGGACGGGGTGACAGACCGCACCCGAGCGTGGCGCATCGGCATGCGTAAGGTCAGGGCGACGAAATACCGGTTGTGGGATTACAGCTTCCAGACGGAGATGGACGCGCTCAACAGCGAGTATCTGTCCTACGTGCCGCTGTTCGATGACGTCCCAGGCTACGGCCAGTCCGCGATCCTGGAAGGCATTGAGTCGGCTGCCGGTGGCGCACTGCTGCACATCAGTGAACCGCTGCGCTGGGATGAGGGCGCGGCGCACGTCGTGGCCTACCGGTGCCCTGACGGCACCATCGCGGGGCCGTGGGCCGCAACGCCTGGCCCAGACGAATACAGCCTGATCGCTGACATCCCGCAGCCCTGGCCCGCCGTCACGCTCAAGCACGAGCCGCCGCACGTGTATTTCGGCGCGACAGAACAGTGGTGCTTCCCGGCGCTGATCACAGAAATAAAGCCGTCCGGCACCGAGAAAGTCAGTGTGTCGGCGGTCAATTACGACGTGCGCGTCTACGCCGATGACAACAACGCGCCGACCGAATAACCACCCTTCAATCCACTACCAGGCCGCCTTCGGGTGGCTTTTTTATTGGGCAACACAATGACGACATTCAAAACCGGCAATCCCGTTGGCTCGGCCGCAGCTAAAGATCTGTACGACAACGCGGAGAATCTGGATACCTTCGTCAACGACCGGACAAAGCGATCGGCCCCCGACCGCCTGGGCGTCGAGCGCAAGACTTGGCACGGCATGGAGCAGGACTTCCAAGACTTCCTGATCAACTCCGGTTATCAGGACATCGGAGATTACGCCGCTGGCCTGGAGATCACGGCGCGCAATCAGGTCTTTTGGAAGGATGGTGAGCTGTACCGCGCCGGGGCCGCATTGGACCTGCCGTACACGACGACGGGCGACTGGCTGGCCGAAGGGGGGCTATTCGTGGCCGTTGGGGATCAGGTGCTGCGGCAGGATCTCGCGGGAAGCGCGGGGGCTGGCATGGTTGGCTACCAGTCTTCGGTGCCCGGCTCTGCGTCGGCAACGGCAGCGGATGCCCTCAACAACCAGCCGATCTCTCTGGCTACTCTGGGTGTCAAGGGGGATGGGTCCGATGAAACGGCCGCCATCACCGCGATACTCCAATACGCTGCGGCTAACGGCATCAAGGTTGTCGACTACAGCGGAAAGACGTACCGGTACACATCCAATATCGATATCGCTGGCGACCTCACTCTCGAAGGCAATATTACTTTCCACGGGGATGCCGCAGGGTTTAGTGTGGCCGGGTCGATCGAGGAAATCGGGACCATTTCGGCGGCGGCATATCGCGGAAACGGCGCCATCACGGTGACGTCCGTCGCCGGAATTTCTCCGGGCGACCTGCTGGTTATTCAGAATACGACGAGCTCGTCGTTCTCTCCGTATCGAGCGAATTATTACGACGGGGAATATGTCCGGGTGCGATCGGTGTCAGGGCAGGTGATCTCCCTGCAGGAATCCCTTCGCAGTGGCTACGCGGCGGCGGCCACGAATAAGGTGTACAAGCTCAACACGGTCAAGGTTGACATTCGGGGCGTCTCCTTCACAGGAGGCGCCGTTGATACCTTGCGGATCGACTTTGCCAGGGATTCCGTCATCAGTCCGAAATACGTAGGGAATACTTTCCCCGGCGCGACCGGTCAGTCGGCACTCTCCATCCGGAACAGCTACAACTGTTCTGTTTCAAACGGCACCTTCCATCGCATCTATGATTCGGCTTCTGGCCTGAACTACGGAATTGTGATTGGAAACAGTGCATATATCAGTATTCAATCGGTGGAGTCTTTTGGTGGGCGGCACGCCGTGGCTGTCGGCGGCAATGCCAACCCAGGAGCCATCCCCAATCGTGGGATCTATGTAAAAGATTCGGTGCTGTCCAATGATCCTGCGTCCGCAGTTTATTGTGCCGACTTCCACGGCAACACGCTGAACAGTTTCTACGAAAACTGCGTGATCTACGGCGGCATCGGGCTAGCGGGCGAAAATATTTACGCCAAAGGCTGCACCATCTATTCCCACGCGGGCTCTGCGCGTTCACCATTGACGTACCACGAGCTGGTTGGTGGAGATTGTGCCTTTATGGATTGCAAGGTTTTCATGGGGCCTGGATCTACCGCCGCAAATATTCTAAACAACGCGGGAAGCGAGCTTCTGGCCCTGATCAGCCGGCCGTACAAAATCGTGGTGAGCAATCTCACGGCTGATATCAGTTCGGCTGTGACCACAGTCATCAATGCTGTTGAGGGCTCCGGGAAGCCGAATTCATGGCACTTGAACGACTTCAACCTCACGGGAGACTCCAGCGGACTGACGGGGCTGATTCGGTTTGCCAAGCTGGCCGCGGGGGTTAACCCCGTGCGGATGGAAATTACCGCCCCCCGGAGTCCCCTTTCCTCTTCGCTGTCTCTGGTGCCGCTTTCTGGCACGACCCTTTCCGGAACTATTTGTACGATGCCGGAGTTCACGGTGGGTGCAGACGTCACTATTCCGGTCGGAGCCACGGTCTCCACTCAAGGCGGGCCTCTGGGTAACGGCACGATCGTCAATGACTATCCTGATTTCCCCGCCGTGCCCCAATTGTTCCTGAGTTCGGCAGGCGAAAGCAGCACAGGCCCTGGCTTTGCTTTCCCCGTCATTGATCGTGCTGCTACTGTCGTATCCTGCGTGGCGCGGATGGTCACCGGCACCGGCGGAACCACAGCGACTATTGCAAAAACATACCGACTGTCCGTCACCGCAACGATGCGCAACTACCTCATCCCATGAGGATTTAATTCGCCTCTCTCTATCTGCGGGCGGGTCCAAGTGAGGTCTTCATGAGCCGAGCAGCTCAAAGACCTTTTCCGATCCTGCATAGCTTATGTGCACAGGGTCGCGATAAATAGGGACGCCATCAATGATGGTGTTGCAAATACTATTGGAGCAGATCGCATCCTGGAGATAGATGATCTTGAAGCCGTATTTCTTCTGAAGGGCGGTCAAAACAGCGTTGAGGGTCTTCGTGTTTTTGGCATGTTGACTCATGCTGAAGGTACAGTTTTCTTGATCACCGACGAAGATCCGCCCTTTAATTTTCTTCTCCATGCAGTTCAGCAGCTCAGCGTTAATCTGGGGCGGCGGGAAGACCACTGTCACATCTATGTGGTGATCCATCAGCGCTCTCAGAATCAGATCGAAGTCATCCGTGAATTTCCTTCGGCTTGCTGGTTCGATGACGAAACTGTCGCCCTTCTGTGAGAGCATCTTTAGCGTGCCACCCGTGTACCCGGCATAGTTTGCAGCCAATATGACCTTCTTGATGCTGTCGCTCTTCTTGAGGTAGCCAAGAACGTCGTTGTTGAATTGGATGCAGTTGCGCGATGTTTCGCCTGCGTTCTTATAGGTAGGGATGTATGCTGAGGTGCCAATAAATGGCGCGCACGCGGAGTTCGTTGCTTGCAGCAGATCCACGCCCTTGGACTTCTTTAGTCCTTCCACAATCTGCATAGCGAACGAATCCCCCCACACCACAGTGTCTGGGCTCTCGCTTGTCCTGCAGGCTGGTTTGTCCGAGAAACGAACGTTGCAGGATCCGCTTAAGCCGTAGTTCACCCGCCGTAGGTAGGTAAATCCAGATTCGCTTTTGTTGTGAAGCTCAACTGAAAGCTGGGTGCCAGCGATCAAGATTCCGATAGAAACCAGAGAAAATGCCAACTTGCCTAGGCTGATCTTTCCGGCCCGGAAGGGCTCCTCCACGTTTCTGTACATTAGGTAAGCCAGAGCAACTGCGAGGCCGACTGTAAATATGCGCGCGTTGATCGGAATTGCGTGTATGAACGCATTATTCATAAACACGATGAGCGGCCAGTGCACCAGGTATAGCGAGTAGGAAATGTTGCCGATGAACACCAAGCCGGTCTTGGGCGCGATCCGCTCAAAGGTGGCGCTGCGGCCGACGAGGATGGCGACGGTCGCCAGGCAAACGATGGCCGCATCCACTCCAGGGTGGGGGTATCCGGTGCTTGCGAATGGGACGATTGCCAAGGCGGCAAACGCCGGCAGCAACATCGCACGGGCGCAGCGGATCATGGTCTGGTTGGCCGCAAACAGCGCGCCCATGGCGCCGATCAATAGCTCCCAGGCACGAGTCGGGAGCAGATAGAACGCTGTTGAAGGGTCGTCGACAGTAATGATCGCGCAGGCGACCAGGCTGGTGGCTGCCAGAGCGGGGAGTACATAGCGCCAAGCTTTGGCTGGGGTGAGGGCCAGGATGGCCGGGAACAGGATGTAGAACTGCTCTTCGATGGCCAGCGACCACATGTGCAGCAGAGGTTTCGAGGCGGCGGCCACGTCGAAGTACCCAACCTGATCCCACAGTACGAAATTGATCGAGAAGGTGAGCGCGCCAACTATCTGGCTTGTCACGTTGTCGGCCTCAACCGAGTTGAGGAAATAGGCGGACCCTATGGCGGTCAAGAGGATTGTGAGGTACGCGGCCGGCAGCAGACGCTTGGCTCTGCGCAGGTAGAAATCCTTGAAAGAGAAGGTTCCCGCGGCGATCTGCTTGCTGATGATTCCTGTGATCAAGAAGCCGGAGATCACGAAGAATATATCTACCCCGAGGTAGCCGTTTTTGAACCAAGTGGCGCCGATATGATCAAGCACCACCAAGGCGACCGCGATGCCGCGCAGCGCCTGTATGTCTGATCTAAATTTTGTCATTCCCTATTTCTTAGTCTCTTAGCAACGCCCGATTCTATACCGATCGACATTGGCTCCCGTCGTGAATGGGAGTGTTCGTCCAACAACCCTGCCCGCCCAGCGCGGGCATTTTTTCGTCCAAAGGAACGATATGTCTGAGCCGCTATCCCCGGACACCCGGGCAATCATCAACGCCCTGCGCGAGACAAAGGGCGACGTGGAGCGGCAGATCGCAGTGATGCTTCGTGCCCAGCAGCAGCTGCAGGCCGATGTGACGGCTCTGCGGGAGGGGTTCCCGGACGGTGACCCAGAAAGCCACCGTCGTTACCACGAGTCCGTCATGGAGTGGCGAGAGCTGCGAAATCGAATGATCCGTGAAGCCCTGATCAAAGCTGCCCAGGCCGGCGCGGTCGGCGGGCTGGGGTGGGTCGCATACGCCGTTTGGACGGCATTCAAGATGGAGGTGATGAGGTGAAGCTGATCGATGAGTGGCGGCAATGCCACCGGTTTTGGTCTGTGCGCCTGCAAGTAGCAGGCGTTTTTCTTTTGGGCGTAATGCAGGAGTTTCCCGATGTCGTTTCCCAAGTCTGGCTCGTTCTCCCTTCTGATCTCCGTTCTGAGATCCCTGACACAGCTGTTTCGTGGCTCGGATACGCCTGCCTCGGCGCCGGCATCATCGCCCGGATCGTCCGGCAAGATCGGCTCCACTGAGGCGGCGCCGATCACGATGAGTCCTCAGGGGCTGCGGGTGCTTCAGCATTTCGAGTCCTGCAGGCTGCGAGCGTACTGGGACGCCACGGGCCGTTGCTGGACCATCGGCTGGGGCGACACCGGGCCTGATGTCTATGAGGGCCTGGTGATCGACCAGGGCGAAGCGGATGCACGCCTCGAACGCCGGCTGGCGTTGGAATTCGTGCCGGGCGTGCTGGCCGCTATCACGCGCAGCATGACCAAGGGTCAACTCGATGCCTTGGTCGACCTGGCCTACAACATTGGTGTGACGGCGTTCCAGGGCTCGACGCTGGTCCGAAAGTTCAACGCGGGCGACACACGGGGCGCTGCCGACGAGTTCCTGCGCTGGGATCGATCTGGTGGTCAGGTGCTGCTGGGCCTGCGCCGGCGGCGCGCTGCTGATCGTGCGCTGTTCTTGGGCGCGGGCGGGGCCGAGGCTATCAAGATCGGAGAGGCTGTCTCATGATGCGTGCCGCCATGTACCGAATCTTTGTGCTGCTGGTCTTGCTGATCTCGCCCGTGCTGTTTCCCGCGCTGCTGGTGCTGCTGCGCGTCCTGGACGGCAAGTGGACGGATGGTGGCCTGGCTGAGCTGTACCGCGAGACGTGGAAACAGTTCTGGCGGGGCTATCCATGATCACGGGCTTTGTTGCCAACATCTGGGGCCGCGTGTGGCCCTACATCGCCGCCGCCGGCGCTGCGATCGTCGCGGCGCTGGCCATCTGGCGGTCTGGCAAATCTGCAGGCAAGCGTGATGCCCGCATTGATCAACTGGAGGCCGACGCATCGGCCAGGGAGAAAGCCCGTGAAGCTGCTGCTGAAATCGATCGTCTGGATGATGATGCTGTCCGTGATCGCGCTCGCCAGCGGATGCGCGACGTCGGCCGGCGGTAGCTATTGCCAGGTGGTGCAGCGGCCGTTCGAGTGGCGGTCGGACGCTGAGATCGATGCCACGCCCGCTAGGCCGCTGCGGTGGATCGAGGCCGAGGCCGCTACCTGGAAGAAGGTGTGTGGGTGA